CTCTTAAGAGAAAAAAATATTTGTAACTGAACGTTACCGACTACCAAACCCCCCAAAGCTAACCGATCCCGTTATACACCTTCATTAAAAAATGACCCCCCATGATGGCGTGAGGGAGGTGAGGATGGTGAGATGGGCATGAGAGGGTGCCCAACACTGACCCGACGCTTGGTTGATAAAAATGGTGGCGTGATGTATCATTGGCAATGGTCAACCCACAAGGGGCAGAGTTATGCAACCAGGACAGAGGTTTAACGAGGCAAAGGTCAGGGCGATCAAACAGGCGCTAATGAGGGGAGTGCATCCAAGGGTGTTGGCGAGGCTTGAAGGGGTCAGCGCGAATACCATGTGGAGGATCAAGAATGGTGAGACGTATAACCATGTGAAGGTGGAAGGCGAGGATGCAATGCGGCCGCCATTGGACTTCGTAGACTACAAGCCTGAGGGAGAGCAATTCGAGGTGAGGCGGAACGTGATGCCACTACCGCCAGCGACCATGAGTGATGAGGAAGCGGAAGCGATGGCACAGCGGCTGATTCATGGGAACGTGCCACCGGGGGACAGGGATAAGAGACTAGCGGAGATGGATGAGGAGACAAGGGAGAGGGCGAAAAGGTTCTTGGGGGAATGAGGGCAGCGGGAAGAGGGAACAACCCTTTTCCCAGTGCGCTCGAAAGGCGAGAGCACGTAACCAAGAGTGAGGAAATGACCATGATCGCAGGACAAGTGACAATCAAGGATATCAACATCCAATTTCGAGTGCTGAACGGGCAGCAACGGGTGGTCGAGTACACGGCCTGGGATGGAGCGACAGGGATGTATGAGACAGTGGAGTGCGACGCACAAAGCTTCATGACAGCACTGGGGATGGCGCTGGACTTCGATGGAGGGGAAATGATGGTGGAGACAGAGGAGCAGCGGAAAGCGATCGAGGCGTGCATGCCGCTGAGGCTAGCGCTGAGGTTCATCCCGTAGAGTTGAGTGGCCTGGGCAGCGAGTCTGCTCAGGGCACTACGCTCAAGGTGGGCGTGGAAGTGAGGAGAGCGAACATGATCTGGATCTTAGGAATTGTGGTGGGCCTATGGGTCGCAGGGCAACCAGGGGTGCCAGCAGCACCTTGGGGGCAAGAAGTGAGCTTCGGGAGCGACTGGGGCGTGACTCTGGCCAGCGAGCCGGAGGCGAGAGTGGGAGAGTCGAAATGACTGCGCCTGAACCCGACCTGATGGAGCTACTCGGGGTCACGCTGCCGAAGGGAACGAAGCGGGCGCCAGTGGAGGCAGGGCAGAAGCCCCCAAGGGCCAAGGCCGTGAGGTTCACGGACTGGAACAACTTCCAGACCTTTACCTTTGGCGGGTATCTGGCGAGGGTGACTCGGGCTCATTGCCAATGCTGTGACAATCTCTTCGATACGTTTGAGGGGATCTTTATCGAGGAGGTGCACGTGAGTGGCACGAGGCGGCTGCAACAGCTAGCCCGGGGAGCGCAGTGGCCCCAGGGGGACCTTGAGCACCGGAAAGAGGTGGCCGAGGTGGAGGTGGAGTATTGCGGGGACTGCATCGGGGACCTGGGCTTCGGCCGCGAGGTCGACGCCAAGGGACAGCCCCTTGCACTCGTGAAGCGGGAAGGAGTGGGGAAATGAACGAATACTTCTGGCTCTCCCTCATGCTCGCAGCGAGTATCCTGGTGATCTGGGACGGGTGGGATGACCTCCGCAAGGAGAAGGCGAGGCGGCAGAGGGTAGCCGACCAACGGGCGGGTGTTACGGAGGCAACAGGGCCAGAGGAGCTGAAATGAATCGCCTCCCAACTCCCTGCCTGGGCCACGGATGTGAGCGGGGAGGCGAGTGCTACCGGCACCTCCTCGGGCAGAATGTCAGGCCTAGCGAGGTCGTGATGACGAAGTGTGGAAGGGAGGGAGATCGCCCCCTCTTCCAATGTGTGAAGGTGTGGAGCGGAGGCGTGACCTCCCAGGAAAGGAGAACGAATGGATAAGACCAGGACAGGCGGGCTGGGGGATGTGAAAGGGAATACGAGATTCCCCTCGACGCAGCCGAACTATGTTAAGAGTCCGAAGGAGAAGAATCTTCCCAAGGGAGTGACGCAGGGGGCTGATGGGAAATGGAGCTACGATCCGGTTAAGGGCGGCGTGAAGTTGGCACTTGATGGGAGGTGGCAGGGTGCGCAAAACAAGCTCTATAGCTCATTGTACAAAAGCAAAGATGTGACGATTTGGGTGGACGTTGTATCAAAAGACTGGGAAATCGAAATCGAAGGGCAAGCGAAGAAAATCTTCGAAGAAATCTCTGCCGAAGGATTCGTCGAACCTAAGAAGCTTGGGGTGGGGAGCAAGGTGCGGGTAAAGGGATGGAAAAGTGAAGCTGTCATCATAAAAAAGTGGGGGACAGACTGGGTAGTCCAAGACTCAAAAGGTCATGTGATAGTCGCTGGCGAAGATAATCTGGAGTTGCTATGACCTTGCTTGCAACCCTAAGGGAAGCGGCATTCTGGCACCAAGGGTTTTGCCTTGGGTGCAGGGTTGTTGTAGAGGAAGAGGAGCGAGCGTGTCCAGAGTGCGAGAGAGAAGTGACCCCCGCCTCAACCCTAGTGGCGCTCGTGGCCGAGGCACAGGAAGAGGGCGAGGAATAGCCCAAGGGGTGGGGCAAAACCTCATCCCCTTGGTTGACGAACCCCACGAGAGAGTGTATATTCAAACCTCACGCAGACCTTGCGCGGCAACCGAGGAAGAGGAAATGAACAGGATTCGCTTGATGGTGGAGCTGGACGCAATTGCAGCGAGTGCGGCCAAGGTCGGCGCCTTCGACATAGTGGAAAAACTCGACTCCTTGGCCTGCAAAATCATAGACGAAGCAGAGGTCTTGGCGCAGGGAGAACTCATGGACAACTACTGGATCGGTCGCGCCGACGACGCGGAACACTACCCGCTTGCCGCTGTAATGGGGAGCTGAGGGTCCAGAACCAAGGGCGGCGAGTCTGCCCTTGCTTGCGGATCAGCGGGAACCCGACCACCGCCCCCGAAATGGGTGGTCAACCCTAGACTTGGAGAATGAGAGATGAGTGAAGCAGCAGTGGCCGAGAAGGCCAAAAGGGAAGCGCCGGCTCAGACAGACGTAACGATGACGGATGGACGGGTCGTAACCTTCGTGGGGAAGCGGAAGATGTTGAAGGACTACACCACTGGTACCGATGGTGAAGTGGTTCTGAGGTTCGACTTCGCAAACGGGGAAACCCGTAGCGCCGCGATTAGCCCGAGTGACAAGCTCTACGCGAAGTTCGCGGGGCATGGGGCGCTGCAAAAGATCGGGGATGAAACCGCTGGCGAGGAGGGCGTGGACGACATGGTTCTGGCCGTGGACGCCATCATGAAGCGTCTGTCCGAGGGCAGCTGGGGCACGGAACGGAAGGCCGGAGATGGCTTCAGTGGCGCCTCGCTGGTCGTTCGCGCGATCATGGAAGCGAGCGGCAAGGACCAAGCCTTCGTCAAGGAGTTCCTGGAGAAGAAGCTCGCCGCAGGGAAGGAGAGTGGCCTGACGCGCCAGAAGCTCTACGCGAGCTTCAAGGTGCCTGGGACCAAGACCGCGCCGATCATCGACAGATTGGAAAAAGAGAAGGCCACGGCAGCGCCGGCAGTGAATGCCGACGAAGCCCTGAGCGAGATGATGGGCTAAGGCCCAGCGAGCAAACGCGAGAGCCCCCGGCGTCTGCGGACCCTGGGGGCCTTTCGGGGAGAACACAGCAGCCCCTAGGGCCGAGCAGGATTGATCCTGCTGCACACGGTGCCTACTGTAAGTGTTCTCCCCGAAGGGTCGGGCGGCCGCCCACTCTTCCGCGAGGCCGAGCGTTAGGAGCAAGTCAGGGACGCGATCCTTGGCGCCGAACCGCACCCAGGGCTACCTCCTCACGGCCCTGGGTGCGAGTGAGGTAGCCGGCCAACGGGCGGCGCGAAACAGCGTGAACAGAGGCGCGCAATCCCTACTCTTGGATAGTGCTGTGTTGACAAACGTGTATAACGCGCGTATTATAAACGTACACAACACGACGAGTCACCAAGTGAATAAGGACTACTGCCCCCAGTGTGTCTGGCGCCGCAACATCATCGAGGAGAAGACCGGTGCCTCCTCCTAAGAAGATCATTCGGCCGAAGCAGCTGACGATCACCCTCCCCGAGGATGTGTTTGCGCGCCTGGAACTCTACCTCACATCTTCGATCACAGGGAAGGTGCCCAAGGGCGCGTACCAGAGTTTCTGGGTCGAGAGGATCGAGGAATACTTTGCTAAGCTTAACCAAGAGGAAACGACGACATGAATGCTGACCTCCAGATCCGTGTGGCCCAGTGGCGGCAGAAGGCCATCGACGGCACCCTTACCCTTGAGGACAAGATCGAGGCGACGGCGGCGCTCCGCGAGGGCAGGCGCTCGGCAGCAATGGCTGTCGTCGGGGCGACGGCGAAGCGGGCCAAGGCGGCAGGGCCCGCCGTGAGCGGCGACGACCTGCTCGATGAGCTGATGGGTTAAGGTTGTTCCTTTCGTCCAGGGTTCGGCCCTGGCCTCTTAGATGAGCAGGCTCAACTGAAAGCACTGGCAACCGAACTGAACAAGCGCTCACAGGAAGGTGGCACCAGAATCTGTAAGCTTGGATCGCCCTTCACGAGCCTGCTCATCTAAGGGAGCGTCCGCTCCACCCCCTCGGCCTGAGTGGCTGGTAAGGCCGAGGGAAAAGGTAACAGCCAGAGTGAGGAAACCATGCTTCGAATCGGTTGCATCATCACAGGGTGCCGGGCCGTGTTCCCTGAACTCTTCCAGTCCCGTTGGGGCGACCTTCACCGGGTTGAGGGTGTCTGGGTCTTCAACGCAAATGGCTGCTCTTGGGAGCACAACTCTGGCGACGACTTCGCCGGGGACAAGTGCCTCGTGGTTGAGGGTAATTTCTGGCTCGAAGTCAATCACGTCATCGTGGTTCCCGAAAGGTTCGCCAAGCTCAACAAGGCGGCGATGGATTACGTCTTGGGGAGTCCGCTATGAGCCGCCTAATCCTTTCCAAGAAGCAGCTCTTCAACCTCATGAACTTGATTCAGGCGAAGTACACCGAAAAGGGCCTGAGTGATCGACGGTTCGCTGAATTCGCTGAGATTGAGCTTAAGCTCGAAAAGGGCTCGATCAACGTGAACCACGTTAACTCGGCCAGAGTCGCCCTCGAAATCCCTTCGACACGGTCTGAGCCGACCCCCAAGGACTGCATCGCTGACCTCTCCCGCCGCCTCGCGGTGCTGGAGGCAAGGCTGGAGATCTACATTTCAGGGAGTCAGAAATGAACCCGATCGAACGAATCGCTGAGCTGGAGCGGGAGAGAGACCAGCGAAGGGCAAAGGTCGACAAGTACCAGAAATGGGCGAAGTGGATAATGGTCTTTACCTTTGTTTGTTGGGTCCTGACCTTTGTCTTAGGGACTGCGAGGGCCTTCAAATGGCTCTAACTCGCCCTCCCTTCCCCCGCGTCATCGACTCCTCGATGATCTCCACCTTTCGGGCGTGCCCCAGGAAGTTCCAGCTCGAATATTTGCTAAACTGGAAACCAAAGGCCGAGTCCGTGCACTTGGTCGCCGGCAAGGCCTTCGCCCGTGGCCTCGAAGTCGCGCGGCAAAAGTTCTTCGACGAGGACCAGCCCGCCGACTACGCCATCGCTGAGGGAATCGGGGCGTTGCTGGAAGCCTACGGTACCTTCGAGTGCCCCGAGGATTCGGCGAAGTCCGCCACCCGGATGGCTGGCGCGATGGAATACTACTTCGAAAAATACCCACTTGGAGCCGACAATGCCCCTCCTCATATTCTCGGTAGCGGAAGTCGAGCAATTGAGTTCTCATTTCTCGAGCCGCTGGAATCTGAGCATCCAGAGACTTTCGAACCCCTCCTATACTCAGGACGTTTTGACATGGTCTGTGACTACGCAGGAGGGGTCTTTGGAGAAGACGATAAGACTACCTCTTCTCTTGGCGCGTCCTGGTCTAAACAGTGGGACCTACGTAGTCAGTTTACCGCTTACTGCTGGGGGGCTGGAATGGGAGGACTCCACCTTCAAGGCTTTCTCGTCCGAGGTGTTTCGATTTTGAAGACCAAGTACGAAACGCAGCAAGCCGTGACCTACCGTCCCCCCTGGATGATTGAGCGCTGGTACGAGCAGACCCTCCGGGACATTGCCCGCATGAAAGAGATGTGGGAAGCCGGCGCCTTCGACTACAACCTCGACCACTCTTGCAACGAGTATGGAGGGTGCATGTTTAGGCAGGTCTGCCTGTCAAGCGACGTGGAGCCCTGGCTCGAAGCAGGGTTTGAACGCAGGCGCTGGGACCCGGTCCTGCGAATCGAAGAGGTGGTGGAATGAACTCCCGCCGCTACCCCAGGACTCTCCAAGAGGCCTTCGGGCCTTACACTCGCGCAGAGTTCGTCGAAGAGAGGTGGTGCCTGTTTCAACGCCTCTGGCTCTGGATCACGGGCAAGCTATGAAGGCTGTCCTTTGCACTGACCAGGGCGAGTTCGTCCTCGCGGAGGGCGCCTCGGAGGACTACCGCATGTCCTTTGCCCTCTTCTGCCCCTCCTGCGGCCAAGTGTGGGGACGGGTCTACCGCTCGCCCACTTGGTACTCGCTCCAGCGTCACTGCAGGGACCACACGAATCTCTACGCCATTGGCGGGTCGTTCTTCCAAAACTATCTCTGGCTTCACCCTGACTTCGCCCAAGGCGTCGCTCGGTTTCCCCGCCTCGCAGAGTGGGAGTTCGAGCGCCATCTAGAGTGGGCCGAGAAGTTTCCCTCAAACACTCTTGCTAAGCAAGGAGAATTGCAATTATGAAGCATACTCTAATCCTCGTCGCCGCTGCGGCTTCTCTTGCCGGCTGTGCCTCGTCGTTTACGACCCTGAACAAGGACTTGATTACTGGTCAGTGCATCACTGCTGTCACTGGGAGTCTCTCCGTGACAAATTCTTTGGGCGACACAATCTTTACCAAGGCGAGTGAGACTCTAGTCTTCTGCCCGCCGCGGATCATCGCGACCCAGGCGACCGTGGTCGCAGCCCCCGCGTCAGCGGCTAGTGGGGCGGCAAAATGACCGACCTCTCAATCCCAGGTCCCAACGTCCTCTTGGAGGGGCCGGCGGGCACCGGCAAGACCTACGCCATTGGCACCCTAGTCGATTGGGCCGTCGAGCACAAGAAAGAGGTCTTCGTCCTTTTCACCGAACAGGGAGTGGAGACGCTCCTAGGCTACTGGATCGATCGGGGGAAGACGGTCCCACCGAACCTCCACTACCACGTCACTGTGACGCGGCCGAACTCCCTGGCCTCCCTGGTCACAGCGGCCGACAACGTAGGGAAGCTCTCCTACGAATCCATCACGAAGCTGACGGACACCACGCGGAGCCAGAACAACTCTTTCCACAAGATCCTCACGGCCTGCTCGAATTTCCCTGACGACCGAACGGGCGAGAAGTTCGGGGCCGTGGACTCTTGGGGCAGTGACAAGATCTTCGTGATCGACGGGCTGAGCGAGTTGGGGAACGCTGCCATGAAGATGGTCATCGGTGCGAAGCCTACTGCAGCCCCGCCTGACTACGGCGTCGCCCAGAACAACTTGATGAACTTCCTCCGCCTCTGCACTCAGGGCATCCCCTGCACCTTCGTCCTGATCGCCCACGTTGCGCGGGAGACGGATGAGATTACTGGCGGCGTCAAGCTCATGACCAAGGCCGTTGGCAAGGCAATGGCAGGGGATATCCCCCAACTCTTCTCCGATGTGATCTACACCGTCCGGGAGGGAACGGGGTTCTACTGGGACACCGCAGCGGCCAACGTTGACGTGAAGTCCCGGAACCTCCCGATCGCGGCGAAGCAGCGCCCTGACTTCGGCATCATCATGGATAAATGGACCTCCCGCGGAGGGAAATAGTCCA